CAGGTTGGATATTGGCATACATTCCTGTTGGAATGACTGCTTTAACTGTGTAAGTAATAAGTTTGAACTTTGGAGTTTTTACCTTAACTTCTTTTTTTACTAATACCTTTGGTGTAACTTCTTTTTTTGTAGTATTTTTAGACATGATATTTATTATAATTTAATTTGAGTAAACCGTAGAGATTCCTTCTCTACATAGGTTGCATCACCAGTTGATTCTTCTTTAGCCTTTAGAGCTTTCCATTTTTCATTCAACTCAATAACTTTTTCAGTGTATGTCCAAGTTTTTAGTTTTGTAACGGAGAACTTACCAACGGCTGTTTCAATAGACTCTTCTCCAGACTCAGACATATCTTTTAAGATAAGTCCCCGGAGTTCATCTTTCTTGTTTTCTAGTTCTTTGATGTGTGCATCAAGAACTGCATATTCATCGTAGTATTTCATTGTACTTTTGTGTTAAAGGAAATAATATAAAGTTGAATAATATCTCGAGTCACCTCACCTTCACCTTTACCTAATTTTTTAGCTAAATCTTTAATAAACTTCTTCTGTTCTTTTGGAACATATGAATTCAATCGTTCCATCTTTTCTTTTTTAATTGTCATAATTTTGTTATTTAATAATAATATGAGTATACTCCTGTGCCTGTGTCGTTGTCAACTAGCCAAGAACTAGAATCTGTTCTGCAATAATACTAGCTTCCTCTATAGTAATCCCGAGCTTACCGCTTTCCCTTAACTTCACCACATCTGAAATTCGAATCATGTAGTAAGCCTCTGGGAACTTAATCACTAAATATGACGGTAATGGCGGTAATGATGCACAATCGATTGGTTTTTCTCTACGGTCATCATCGGACCATTTCCAAACTAAACCTTCCTCCTCTGTAGCCTGAAGTCCATCGTATTGATGAATCTTAATTTTACTAAAAGTAAATGTGTTTTTTATAGTCTGTTTCAACTCATAGTAACCGTACATCTTACCTTCCTTTCTTTTTTCTCTAAGATAGTGATTCCATATCGTTTGCCACTTCGCCTCCTTCTTTTGTGGATTCATTTCTATAATCATAAAATAAAGAATAATAGAAATAGCCACCACAAAGAGTGTCCTGTGGCAATAAGAAATATCATCACTAATAAAATAATAAGTTGAATCATTTTTTTTATGTTACCCACGATTTCATTTCGTGGTGAGTAATTAAGTTTTTTCGAACAGTTTCTGGATATATGTACATCCCCAATCCTCCTCGATCTGAAATGTAGTAGGACTCTGAAAAGAATTGCATCCCTGGCCAGAAAAGATTTTGGTGAAATCTAAAACTGTGTTCCATTGTATTAAGTAGATATTTTAGGAATGGATGATTAGCTTCTGAACCAATGTAACCATTATTGATATATCCACTTTCTTCAGTAAATACGAACATTCTAAAATATAGAATATCGTCAAAGTTTCCAATAATCTCAGCATCAGCATCGAGATATATACCACCAAGTTCATTTAAGTAATGTAGTCTTAGGTAGTCTACCGCTCTAACCCATTCTTTAATTTCGATACATTTGTTCACATACTCAGAGCCTCGATAGACATTATCGAGAGTAATGTAAATATGTTCATATCCATTTTTTTTACAGAATAGATTTTTTGATTTATTACATTTTTCTACAATCTCTGGAGTTTCATTCTCTGAAAGCCAGATTGTTATAATTTTTTTCGGTATCATGATTTTAAACCCATTTTCTATCTTTAAACCCATACTTCTCTGCTCGTTCAGCATACAGAATATCGTCATGGTCGTGCCTGGGTCCACTATAAGCCTGAGCATAAATATGGTCCATTTCAGCTTTTGACCCAGCCATCATCGGATGATCATGGAATATAACTGCCTTCCGACCAAAAGCATACTTTCCAAGTTGCTCCACCCTAGCCCGTAATTCATTATCACAACCAGTGTGGTAGTAACCTGTGTGAAAGAATTCACCATCTAAGGCAGGAAGTAACTTCTTTGAAATAAGGAAATGTGGAGCAACGTGTTCTTCTCTCCAATAATTATCGTTTAATCCTATCATTCCATCAAGTTCAGGAAACTTTCTAATCATCTCCCAAACAGCTTCTCTCATAAATCCCTTTTGTGGAACCACATCATTTCCAAGGAATAATACGAGTTCACCAGTTGACTCATCAACACATCGCTTGAAAACAGTTGGAGCACCAACATTGTTTGGAGGAAACTCATCAGCTTTGACCACTACTTCGTAGTTGTCGTATTCAGCATTATCCTTAATTGATTCAAGAAGGCGGTGAAGTTTTTCGGGTCGACCAAGTGTGGGTATACAGACAGATACCTTTGGTTTATTGATCCATTTGTACCAGACCGTATCAGCAACTCCATCCGGTCCACCGAGTTCTTCGTCCACGGCTTGTATAACTCCAGGCCAACCTGAGCAATAATCATGTCCGCAAAGGAGGATTCGGGCTTTACCCTTCCATTTTTTGATGTCGTTTTTAACTTCTTCATAAGTGTGTCCGGCATCGATGAATACCATATCAACAGAATGGTCTGGTATTGAATCGACTACATTATTTATATCATCGTTGATAATTGTAAGATTTTTAAAGTGTCCAACATTTTTCTTAAATGTCTCAAACACTGAACCGCTTTGTGCTTCTATATGAGCTTCCGGCTCAAAGGTTGAGCCTTTCCAGTGGTCTATTGCTGTGACATTTGGACATCCGGATGAAAGTAGTGCGTGAGTTGATTTTCCTTTCCAACTTCCACACTCGATAGCACTCTCCATCATCTTACCTTTTTCATATAAGAACAATTGTTCAGGATATGAGAACCATCCAGCAATCTCTGGAGACTGGTAGCCAAAGAAAAATCCAGTGGCCGCTAAGTACTCAGGATTCTCTCTTTGATACTCAAGACACTTCAAAAGATGTTTTTGTGCACCCTTCATATCTCCAAGCCATGATTTCGCCCAATATAGAATTTGGTGTGGTTCATTAGTGTAGAAGGCTACATTTGCTCCGTAGAATGGATACCAAGGAAGCTCCAAGGCGGCTGTAGCATAGTAATTCGCTGGAGTGGCTTGATTACGCCTTTGATAGATTTGAGCTAATTTTAGAAGAGGCTCTCGTCTATTTGGCTCAGTATCAAGTGCTCGGTGACACCAGGCTAATTGTTCTTCTGGTTTTTCCATGGCTCCATAAATATCAGCTAAGAAAAGCATTGACTCCGCCCTCTCCGCTGGCCACTTATTCATCTCAATATGTCGCTTAAATTCCTTAGCCGCTGACCAAGGTCTTCCAGTCCACCAAAGCTCTCTGGCGAAGTAATGAGAATTTCTATCTTTTTCTTGATGGTTAAAACAATCAATTGCTAAACCTCGTAAATAACCTGTTCGATTTGTTTTTTCATTCTGGTAGTGCTCTAACTTAAATTCAGGTTCTTGTAGCAACTTTATTCTACTTGGATTATTTGGATTTAAATTAGTAACCATCTCATGAATAATTCCAACCCAATTACAAGCAGTTCGGCTATAGAATTTGCTTTGAATAAACTTCACAAGTTCTCCTCCATCCGGAGTGTGAGAAAAAACAAAGTTATATTCGAACTGATTAAATCCTTCTCGTATGTACTGGTCGATTACATCAATATTCATTCGAGTAATTACTTCATCACAGTCCATAGTACAAACCATATCGCAGTCAGACATACTGTTCGCTTCATTTCGAGCTGAAGCAAAATCAAAATAAACTTCACCAACTCGAAGGACCGGCATCTCATTTTCCACAACAAATCTGTCATTGATTTCCTTCGCTTGTTCTTCAGTGATTGTATGTTTAAAAATTTCTCCAACTTCTTTTACTCGACATCCTAGCGACTTAGCTACTTCAACAGTGTTGTCGGTTGAACCAGTATCAAGCACATTCACATCTCCACCTCGAGCCATAAATTCTTTAAGAGACTCAATCGCATGTGGAAGAGTTTTAGCTTCATTGCGTGCAATGAGCACAACTGAGAATAAGGGTTTATTTTTTGTTTCTTCCATTTTTTTTGATTTTGTTATTAATATAATTTTTAATTCCTTCCTTCCATGTCGTCCATTGCTTTGATTGAAATATTCCGACCTTCATTCTCTTCTCATCGTTACTTAGCATCTTGCGAGCCTTCTTTACTTTTTGTTTGTGTTTTATTTTCATAATTTATTATTAATTATTAATTATTATATTCCTGTGTCTACACCTGTGTCAAGTTGTAGCATTTCTTGAAAATCTGCCCCGGACATAACCACTTTGTGACAATTTAAATCCATTCCTTTAACTACCAAATGAATATATAAATTCTTTTTCAAATGGTTAGACCGAAGCACTCGACCAAGTGACTGTTCGTAGTCAACGAACTGCCAAGACTTCGAAGCATAGATCACGCAAGGGAATGAGGGTAACTCGTACCCAGCTGATATACATGATTGAGCGATAATGATGTGAGGTTTATCGGAAACATCAACAGTTTTTATAAATGTACGGTCCTTAGTAGCTCCTGTGAGTGTAGACACAGTGTATCCTTCTTCTCTAAGTTCTTTTGCGATTTGATTTATTTGAGCAGTATAGTTTGCGAAGATGAGGAGTTTTGGAAACTCAAGTGCTCGCTCGAGGATGTAATCAATTTTATAAGACTTATAGAGTATAGTTTGATTAGTCATTATATCAACTTTCCCTTTTGACTCTACTTTCTTTCCATACAACAATCCGTTTTCAATTGTTCGCATCCTTGCACTTCGTACACGGGGGTCAGCTTCTTGAGTCGATAGTCGTTTTAGTGCGACCCTCTGCTCTTCACTCAGTTCTATCTCAACGGTTTTATGGGTCTGTTCCGGAACATCAAAGAAATCATTAAGTGAACCGACATAACCAAAATGTTTGACCAACCGAGCCATATCATCTTTTAGTTTGTCGTCTTTTTTAACCAACCAAAAATTTTTTATTTTTAAATAATATTTATTTCTAAAATCAAAAAAATTCCAATTTACTCCAAAGAGTTGTGCAATGGCCCAGAGATTCATCGGTTTTGAAACTGGAGTAGCTGAACATAAATACAATCTTTTTGGTGGATGCTTTTTAAGATAGGAATATACTGCTTGAAAAATTTGAGAAGTTTTTGGAATTTGAATATAATTTCGTTGTACAGTGTCGGCTGTAACACCAAAAACTTTATGACACTCATCTATAATAACCGTATCGAATTCTGGTAGTAAGTCCCAATCTCTTCGCATATCTTCTTTACTAATTACTTTCATATTTACGATAATATCGAATTCCTTAGCATTTCTTTCCCAAGTCAAATCATCCCGACCCTGCTTCAAACAAATAACCAAAGTACTACCTTCAGCTAACTCTAAGCCAAGTCTGGTTTTTCCTACACCTGTGCCAAAAAACAATCCTTTCTTTTTAAAGTCATCTTGTAGTGCATCTGCCTGGTATTTATATAAAGGAGGTATTTTATTCATCATTAATGTTTTCTTTTAAAAGATTCTCTAACTCTTCCATACCAACATTCCTATATGTCTCACAAAATCTATTACGCTTCTGAACAGTTACAGTCATTGTGGTGAAATATATATTCATCCGGATGGTACTACTTTCATCCGGAATAAAAGACATCATATACGGATTCTTTTGTTTCCCTAAATCAACCCATCCCATTCCCTCACATAGTAATTTAATTTGTTGTTCTTTTTCCATTTTTTGTTTCTTTAATCGTTCTTCTTATAATATATAAATCCCTACTCCTTTGTTTCTGACACTTAATACACATGGCTGTTGAAACACTTTTATTTCTAACCTTCTCACATAGATTGTGGCACCTTGAGCAAATTGTCATATATTTTAAAAGTCTCGGAATTCAGTTATTGCCTTCCTGTCTTTCGACCATTCATTTTGAATTTTAATTCCAATGAACCTTGATACCCCATGACCAGACGACCTCTCTTCATATCTGAATGAACTGTATCGAGTTCCATAGGCTCTCATTTCTTTTGTGAAGACAATGTTGCCTTTGAACTTTCTACCATCCTTCTGACAGTATGCTTTGTACTCATCATACAAATCTCTACCCACAACCTCAGCAGTCTCATCTGTTTCTACACACTCAGCAATAAATCCTTCGACAGATGAATTTTCTTGTCGGTACTCAGCAAGCATTGCTACTTGTTCTCGAGTAACTACGAAAGCTCCGTTGTCTGATAAGTCCTTAGCACCTAGAAGCATCCAATTTAAAATACCTGACAGTTCTTTTGCTAACATTCCAAAACTTGACCTAAGGGCAGTATTAGGATTGTCTCGAAAGTTATTTTTGAACTGAATTGCACAAATTCTGCGTTCAGTTGCTGTCGATGTATCATCCACTCTGGGCATTATATTCACAGCAAACACAAATTTTGCTTGTGGTCTAAAAGAGAATTGATCCTTGTATTTAATGTCTATAGTCACCTGCTCTCCGGATATAAGTTTTTTCAGTTTGTTTGATTGATAGTAATTTCCGTGAACCTCTTCGATTATATTAAGTCGCTTTCCAATTAATCCTTTCATTCCGTATTGACCATACAATCCCTCTAAGTCAATATGTGATGTTGAATCTGGCCCAACAACCATGGCAACTGTATCAATAAAAGTACTTTCCATTTCCCCCATCTCCAACAAGGAATAATGCCTTGTCATATTGCATAGATGATGATAGACAGTAACCACAAAACTGTTGCAGTAATCTGCTCTTCTCTTCTTTTTCAATGCCTTCTGTCCAGGCTTCCATACAACTTTCCCATATCGGACACTTGGCTTCCGAGTCATACTCAACAGGAGATTGAATCAAAGACACAAAATCTGGATTATGTGGTCGCAACTCTCTTGTGTATATATTCAAAAGACCATTCTTTAAGTTCATAATAAAACCACCATCATTTGTAATTACAAGTGGAGGGATGATAGATAAAAGACACGCCACTTTGTCTGCGACATTTCTCTTGGTCCTGTATCCCCATAACATGTCATCATAAAGACTAGTAAGAATTAAATCGGAAATTTCTAAGTCACTCACCATTTTATATACACCATTTGAGTAGTTAAAAACAATACCTATCTCATTCTTTTTTATATATGGATATCTATTAAGTAGTTCCTGTTCATAGTTAGTAAATCTAACCTTGTCATTATCCTTCTTTTGTTTTGCCACTGCTGTATAGGCATTTTGTATTTCTTGAGACTCCTCTGTAGTTATGTTGTGAGCGATGATCTCATTCTTGTATGAGTAGGTATAATTATTAGAATAAGCACTGTTAATTGTATTTATTATTTCCTGCACTCCACCAGGTTCTTTCTCCATGCCATGCCACCCCACGTCATTAATATGATTAATTGCCTTATCCTTCTTCCATCCGGCCTGTTTCATAAGTGATGATGTAATAACTAGTGCTTGATTTCTTGAGCCTGGTAATACAGTACCTTCTTTTCCAGATATCAAAGCATTAAAACTATCTCTTTCGTCAATAGGAAATTGTTTGTTTACCCGTAAAAAAAAGTCTTTCTTTTCATCCTGAGCATACTTTTTTAAATGGTCTGACTGTGCCTTGTCAACAACAGTAACAACTACTTCTTGTATCGGAAAAGTCTCTTCAACTTGATCCATTGAGTAATTTTTCGCTACATTCTTATGTATTCCTTTTATCTTAAAAGCACCATCCGTTCCATCAATATAAGATAATCCACTCTTCTTCCAGTACCATGAGTCCGGTTGTCTTAGTATTCTAGGAATATCTTTCACTACAGGATCAGCTTTTAAATATACAACTAGAGACTGTTCAATCTTTTCCCATCGTGAACAAGTGGAATTCCATTCATCAATAGTTAAATCCTCTTTCATAATTGGCTCATCAAGTAACCAATATAAATGGTATCCGTTCTTTGTTTCAAGTATAAAAGTCGGCTCAAGTTTCTTTTTTATGTCTTCTAACTCATCGGGATTTTTTCTACCGTCTATATCTACAAAAAAAGCATTGAGTGATGAGCAATTTTCAAGTTTAGCATTTGGTGCATTATTAAATCCATTCACTGTAAAATACGCCTCGTATCCATTCAAATTTAAATCATCCAGTCTTTCAATTGACGATACTGGGGGTCTTCCTTGCCCGGTCTGATCTATGTATCTATAAACGTGACCAGGAAAGTGGTCCAAAAATAATAAGTTCTTTTTTACCATACAATTTGTAGTATTATATTCCCAACAAAAAAACTGTAGCGATGGACAGGAGATACTACGCCCCTTTGGTCGCTACAGTTTTTCGGCTGTGAATATGAAAATGTTTGTGTAGTATATTTGTCCATGAAACTATTATCTTACAAAATGCTCTATACTGAAATGTGCATAAACCTGTGGATATGTGGATAACTTTCAACTTGTGAGCTGACGGTTGAGATGAACTTTCGTTCAGTGGAATCGAACCACGTTGGTACCTTGCTCTTCCAGAGCCTTCTCAACCGCCAACCAACAATGTTGGTCGGTATTTCAACTAAAAAGGTACATCTTCCGGATTGATTTCTTCCGGTGTCTTTCCAAAATTATCAAAATCTTTTTTTGAACCATCTTGAGTAGATGTAACCGGCGCTTGAGGCACTTCTACACCTTCAAGTTTTGGAATTATTGTCGTTGCTACCATGTTGTATAGGAATTCCAACTGTTTTGTATCATCCCATACCAACTGCCCTTTAACTGTTACTTGTTCTAGCCCCGGTAGGCCATTTGGATTATCCCGGGTATAAGCATGTTTTAACGCTTGTCCGTCCTGATTAATGAATAATGATGACTTATTCTTTCCGTCAACTTCTCTTGTTGACGGTGATACTTTCATCTCCTTAGTTAGATCTACATTTGGCAACATCTTGAGTAAGGCTGTTGCGAAACTGTTAGAATAACTTAACTGCAAGTGATAAACTTCTCCTCCGTCTTTAAAAGAGAATATCCAACTTTTTCCATATTCTCCGTCTTGAGTCTTAATTCCCACAAGTTTCCCGGTGAAACTGTCGTGAAAAATCTCATGTACAGTCTTCCCTACTTTGTTAATTCTAGTAACTGCTCCTTGCGTATCTTGTGATACACGGATACAGAAACGACCACCTAATATCGTAATAAAATTTCCTTCTTGTCTATTGCTAAATCCCATTTTGTTTGTGAGTGGATTACCACCATTTGTTAGTTATAAATCTCAAAATAATCTCTGAGATAAGGTACATTATATACCTCTTTTACACCTGTGCAAGTGTCAACACCACTACAACACTCTTTGCTGTCTGTTGCAATACTTTTTTTTACTATTCAATAATCCATAGAACGAATAAAATAAATACTACGATTCCAAATATAATCCATGTCATATAATTAATTAGTTAATGATAATAATTTATAAACTACTATTGCAACTCCTGCGATGATTGTTATAAAGCCAACCCACGCATAGAATTGTCTCAACTTTGTATATTCTTTTTCTCTTTTTACAATTAATGTTTTCATGTTAGTTTTTTAATTTTTTATTTGTTAATCCTAGTGTGTTATATCCACAATTCATACAAATCCCGTAGCTAGTTGTTGTCTGGTGTTTTGTTTTGCATGGGTTTATGTCCCTTAATAACATCTTTGCATTTTTCCAACCGTCTAAATATCTTCTATAAGCCCACTCTGTTAATATAATTTTATCATCATCTGAAAAGTCAAAAGGTAATTCTTTTATACTAAGTTTAATTGCTTCGTATGGTGTCATGTTATTTGTTATTGATTGATAATTTTTACTGCTTCAATCGCTAATAGGTCAAAGTCTTGCTTAATCTCTTTTGTTTCTTCTACAATAGACAATGCGGAATTTTCTGGTAATTCTTTCATGTGGTACTGTTTCCATATCTTCATGAGTTGCTTGAACAAGTTACTATTTATAAAGTAGTGTTTCAAATCGTCTTCTTCATGCTGTCCACATGATTCACTACTGAACAAATAATCTATCCCGTCCACTTCAACCTCATTATTGAATAGAGAATTATCAAAGCCTACAAGTTCCCCATCTGAATCAATCACATATTTAATCCAGTCATTAAGGCCTAGCGTTGTGCTGTTGGCCTCTACCGCTTGCTTCCATTGATCCTCATCAAGCATTTCCTTGCATTGTGTGATTGCATCTTCTCTTGTGATAGGTCTAACAGTGAAGCCGGACATGGTAAACTCATTTGACTGTTACCCATTCACCATCCCATTTTACCCCGTTCAAGTATGCTTGGCCTTGCTTTGTTGTAACTCTTACACCATCCAAGCCGTTCAATCGTTCCCGGGTTGTGTTAGTGTTCCACCCTGCTAGAGTTATGTTTATATTTCTATTACCGTCTTTTAAAAACAGGCTTTCAAACTCGGCTATCTTGTTATCATGTAGAAAGTAGTCACCACGTTTTACACTTGTATTTCCACTGTTAAAATCTCTATTATTCTCAAACGCGTTCACGGCCTGCTGTGTTATTTTTTTCATTTTTATTTATTATAGATATTTTTTAGTAGTAATTATTTATATCTATATATAGAGTATATTCTAATTATGTGTCAGTGTCAACACATATTATATGATACAACATTATTATATATATATGTCAATTATTTTTATACATATATATGATCTAAAAATGGTTATTTTATTTTCTATTGTAGGCTATGGGATTGTTGCTATTGACATAAGGCTAGGGACATGGGGGCACAGGGACATTGATTTTTGTAAACTTTTCTAAAAATAAAAATGTTATTTTACAAAATGTTTTTATTTTTTCCAAATCTATGTCCCAAAAGGCTAAAAAGCCTTAAAATACGGCTCTGCTTGGCCTTATAATGTTGGGACATAGCACTTTTCAAGGTTTGTCCCGTCCTGTAGCGTGGCTAATAATAAGGCTAAATCGGGACATAGACCTTTTCAAGGTTTGTCCCTATGTCCCTCAACACTTATACATATTTGTCAATAGCAAAATGAGAATATATGGCTAAGAATAAGGGTATAAGTGCGAGGGGGGTCACCCCTATCGTAATACCCCCGGTATATAAATATAAAAAAGTACCAGTACCTCCCCCCCCTCCCCCCTCTTAAATGTGAAAAAGTTCCCGAAATGGCACTTTTCTATGCCCCAATGTCCCGACTGTGTTGTCAAGGGTTTAGAATCTAATGTAGGCTATACAATTTTAAAAAAAAGAAGTATCATTATTAATATGAAAATATCAAGAAGAGGTTCTTCAATGAAACAATTAGCGTATGCTAGAAGGGTGTGGGGAGCTAAAGGAGAGGATAAAAAAACTATCGCTTTAGATGTGGGATATGCCCCGAGTGTTGCTAATTCAATTGTTTCAAAGATTGAATCAAAACCCGGCTTTAATAATGCTATGGCACGACTTGCTTCTGACTCAGGTAATTTAGCGGTTGCAGTTATGTCAGAATTTAAGGCTAGAGGATTAGAGGACTTTACTAATAAAGATTTAGTTTCTGCTTTAAATGCTATTGCTGGTGCATGGGACAGATTTAATAAAGGAATGATGGAATCGACTAAACCTAAGGAACAATCGAGTAATAGGTTGCGTACTGTGGTATTGCAAAAGATTTATAATCAGGCACCTTTACCCGAGGATGAAGTGCTACCGCCAGTTGAAGAGATTAAGGAAACGGAATTTAAGGAGGTTAAGTTAGAGGATTTAGATTTTTAAAATATGACAAATCTCGTATCTGAACATAACGAAAAAATAACGGAAGAGCTTATTGCGAATCCAGAGCTTATTAAAAATAAGAGATGGAGGATGGATAATTTATATTGGATAATAACTAAGGATGGGAAGAAGGAGCCTTTTAATATGAATCGGGCACAACTTCATTTTTTTGAAAATTACTTATCTATCCCAGGAAAGATATACCACAGGCATGTTATTTTAAAAGCGAGGCAGCTTGGGTTTACGACATTTATTGATATTTTTATATTAGATGAGATTCTTTTTAATACGAATAAGGAGGCTATTATTATTGCTCACAAAGTTGAAGATGCTACTCAGATCTTTGATAAGAAAGTAGACTTTGCAGTTAGAAACATGGCGGCTGATGTTAAAGATGCGTTCTTTAATATAAAACACAACTCAGCGAAGAAGATACAGGTGACATTAGACTACGGACCAGAGAAGGGTTCGACTTCTTCGATTACTGTTTCTACCTCTGGACGTTCTGGAACATTTCATCTTGTGCATATTTCTGAGTTTGCGAAGATGTGTATCTTATTTCCTAAGAGAGCGGATGAAGTGGAAACAGGAACTTTTCCAGCGGTTCCTTTTGATGGTTTTATTTTTATTGAAAGTACTGCGGAAGGTATGGCAGGGAGGTTCTATGAAATGTTTCAAGAGAGGTGGCTTACTCGGGAGAAGATTACTCCTCAGCTTTCTCAAGTGCAGTTTCTCCCACACTTCTACAACTGGCAGTATGATGATATGGAAATGAAGAAGATTGAGAATACTATACCAACTTTGGAGATGGATGAGTGTGAGATTGATTGGACTGAGTACCAGTCGGAAAATAATCTTACGGACCTAGAGATAACTTACTACTACATGAAATGGCAACAGCTTGGAGGAAAGGGTGGTACTGATGCTGTGAAAAAATTGAAGCAGGAATACCCGACTACTCCAGAGGAGGCTTTTCTATCAACCGGGCAATCTTACTTCCCCATTGCTAAAGTGGCTTCTCTTCTTGCGAAGGTGGAACACGGAATAAAAGGAGAACTATTTACTGATGAAAAAGGTGAAGTTAGTTTTATGGCCAACTCATCCGGGAACTTTGAAATGTTCGAAAAGCCGGAAGTTGGGACTAGGTATATTATTGGTGGGGATACTTCGGAGGGTCTAGCTCACGGGGATGCTCAGGTGCTCTATGTTATTAATCATAAGACTGAAAATTGTGCTGGGATTTATCGATCACAAGTATCACCAGATGAATTGGCTAATGAAGCATATAAACTCGGGAAATTTTATAATTGGGCTTTACTTGCTATCGAAGTAAATAAAGATGGACTCTGGGTCAACGATGCTTTAGAAAAGATGGGGTATGTAAATCTTTATGCTCGGAAGGTCTTTGACGATATAACTCAGAAGATTACAAAGTTTTTTGGTTGGAAGACTACCTCCTCTACACGACCATTCTCATTAGCGGCATTGAAAGCGGTCTTTCTTAGGAAGAATAGTGGGTTTCCATCAGCACTCCTTAATGAGATGTTTACTTTCATTCGAAATGTAAAAGGTAAGCCAGAGGCTATGGATAAAAAAAAGGATGACGTGGTGATGGCGGCTTCTATTGGATATGCAGTTCTTCAGGAGCAAGGTAGGTATATTGCTGATGCTCAAGGAACTGAAGGTTTTTCACATTTGAAAGTTTTATTCGGAGAAACTCAGTAAAGTTGACAACTTAATTGTGTTTTATTTCAAATAAGTATATTATTTATGTATAAATTCATAAAATTTTAAAAAAAAATGGCAAAATTAACTCCAGAAGACAAAATTGTAATAGATTTCGTTGAAGAAAAGAAAAAAGAGATGAAAAAGAGCCAGTATCGAGAAAAATTCGATGCTTTATCCTCTGAAATTTCAATAAACTTAGTAAACACAAGTGTTTCTTACGGACAGAAGTTGTATGAGAAGTCTGGTTGGGGTTCTATGATGTTTTACAATCGTATGTCTAATGGAGCTTACGATATAAATGTATATCCTCAAAAGTTAAATGACCGGGACCAAAACCGTTCAGGTGTTCCAGTTTCCCAGGAACCAATCGCTTTCTCAAAAATTATGATTGCCACCTCTGTTTTGGCTGGAAAACTGCCTGATGCGGAGGTTTTTGCTGATGATAAGGTCTATGCTCGAGCAATGTATGAACTTTGGAGAAGAGGTTGGGCTCTTTCTGGTGCGAATGGTGAAAATACTATGATGTTGGTGTATCAAAATCTATTTACTTATGGATGGGCGGCATGGCGTGTCTATCCACGAAGAGTTCAGGTGAAACGAAAAGGAGTAGACAAAATTCTATTCGATGATATTTACCGTGAACCATTAGATCCCACTAGAACATGGGTTGGAATAGGATTTAACCAAGGTGACTATTGGTCACAAATGGAGGTATATTACGAAAGAGATATGCCAAAGTCAGAGTTCTATGAAAAGTATCCCCAAGCTAAAGACAACAAATCTAAGTTGGAATACTGTTCTGTCTCAGATGAAGCAAAGCAAGAGAATGATGAAAAGACTAAGACAAGTGTCACTATTGGTTATTATGAGAACGTACTATTAAATCGATACATTGTAAAATGTGGGAAATTGCTTATTTACGATGGGGAAATGCCAAACGATGAATCTCATGGCTCAACTATAATTGTCCGATGTTTTACTAAAAATCCAAATGACCCATATGGAGTTGGTCTTTATGAAATGATACGTGGAAATACTGCTCTATTTACATATATTAACTCACTTAACGCACAGCAAGTTGAAGCAGAAATCTTCCCTCTTCTTTTCGGACCTCAAGTTCAGAACGGAACAGCAACATATAAACGTGGACCGAATATCGTAAACCCTAAGACTCCTGGTTCAACAATTGATATTGTTCGAACAACTGGAAATGTCCAGCAAGGAATTGCTTTCGCTGACAAACAGAAGGAATCTATAGAGCAGAACACTGGAGTAAACAATATTGTCGCTGGACAAAACGCTGAGAACACTCTTGGTTCAACAGTGATTCTGAAAGAGGCAGCATACAACCGTCTTACTCCTCCAAAGAATTCAGTTATGAATGGTCTTCAAATGGATGCACACATTGCTGCTTCTTGGATGATGCAAACATATACAGTTGATAAAGTTTTTATGATTGATTCAGACGAAAACCTTGCTGAATTTACAAAACAGAATCCTAACTACTTTGTACAATCTGAACAAATTATTGGTGATGATGGTATTCCAAAAGGACATGCAGTTGCTGCCTCTCCAAACCTTAGACTTAATTTTGACTTTACTCCGGAGGGAGAAATCATGGACAATGTTGAACCTAGAACAATATCAGCAAAGAGTCTGTTTGATGAACTTGATGCTCATGGACATAAGTCAACATATCTTGAGTTCGTTATTGACGGTGATTCAATGCTCCTTCCATCACTTGAGATTCAGAAGCAGACTTTTATGGCTCTCTTTCCAGTTATCACAAATCAGATTACTCTTATTTTCTCAATGAGAAATCAGGACCCTGAAGCCGCTGCCTCACAATTAAAGGCTCTCGAGCAACTCCTTAACATCCAAAGACAAAACATATACGACTTTATTTCAAAAGCAGATTATGATGCAATCATGGCGAAAATGCCTTCAATGATGCAACAACAAATGATGCAACAACAAATGATGATGGATGCACAGAACACTGCGATGCAAACAGCAGCTGGAGGTGGATCTGGTGATATGGAATCTTCTGGACAAAAAATGTCTCAAGATGGAACTAATCCAATGCAACCTCAAAATCCTAATGAAGTCCCAAGACCACAATCACCAATGATGGGAGCTGTTGATGCTTCTATGGGACGGGCCGCAAACCTTCCATTCTTTCCTGGATAATAAAATAATATGAAGATATCAGATATTTTTAACTCAGTTGGTAGGGGAATAAGTAAGGCAGTAAATGCTATACCTTCTCGTATGCTAACTGAACATTATGTTGCTCCTCCAGAACCAGTAGTTAAACCAAGAGTTGTATCACCTGAAAAGATACCAGATGCTATTCGTTTCCTTGAATCAAATAGAGGATTATCTCCTAACACTCCGAGGAATCAAGGTAGGGTTTATAATATTCCTGCGGCAAATCAAAATGAGCAACCAAGAACAGTAAATTATAATACAGGTTATGGAGGGGAATACGGTCTAACGCCAGTGGCCCTGGCTGAATTAGCTAAATCTCAAATAAATAGAGAAGCAAATCCTAAAACTTACACAAAATATGGTGCCCCATTAACTCCTGGTATGGATATAAATAGTATTCAAAAAGAACTTACGTCAGTCGAAGGAGCAGGAAGACTTTCACAACGATATTTTAATAGTAAGAGAAAAAACAAGGAGGATTTTAGTCCTGAAAGTCTTTCTAATGATTATGTTGATTATTATGTAGGAAAAGGAATGATACACGACACTCCTAAAAATAGGAAAAGAGCATTAGATTATTTTAATAGTATAGTTGATTAAAAATATGGAAAACACACAAGATGTAACAATGCAACAAAAAGTAGTATCCTTTGCAAATAGTGAGCATTATCAAGGAGCTGTTGAACTTTTAAAACGCTCTCTTACTCAAGTCATGTCACTTGTAGGAGAGACTGAATTTAAAACAGTTGTAAATGCACTAACTGTAGAATTTGAGACAGCTCTTGTACAAAGATTTGTTGTAGAAATTAATAATATTAGAACAGGTGAAAATCTTAATCAACCACTATGAGTAATAAAGGAGTAAAACTAGATAAAGGAACATTCACTATAGAAGTGAAATATTCAGATGAAGCTATAAAAAAGAAACTTATAAAATTCACAGTAAAACAAGGTGATGAAATTGTGCTAACTGCCGATGAGTTAATCAGTATGTTAGTTAATCAGGTGAATTCAGAAGTTCTTTCAGCTTCGTTTGTTGAAACAGATAGAATAAACGTTGTCGAGGTCGGTCGACAATTACAATGTGTTGTAGATAAGGATTTAAAAAAAGGTGAAGTAATAAATATAAATTATGCTCATCCCTATCCTATCGAGTTTGCATTAATTGAAGAGGCTTGGAAGATTGCTCAAATCAAAAAGGATACGAAAGTAACCGAATTGACCGCTGAGTATATTGAAAAAATAAAGAGTCAAATCAAGCCAGATATGCAGAATTACATTAAAAAGTTTTATGAAGGATTTAAAAGCATTAACTTAAATAAAAATATGGATGAAGTAAAAAATGAAGAGGTTGTGGCAGTTGAACCAGAAATAGTTGAACACGTTGTTTCAGAAGAAGATGTTGTAAACAACCCAGGTGAAGGATTGGTTGAAGGAGAAAAAATTGGTTTGGTAGAAGAGGCTCCAGTAGAAGAAGTAGCTTAATTATTATTATAAAATCCCTCCCGTACGAGGAAAAGTACGGATATCAAAATGGCAACTGACAAAGAGTTATTAGGTGAAGAACTTGCTAAACAACTCGCAGAACAAAAAAGATTAGAAGATATTGAGATTAAAGCAAAAGCAGAACAAATAAAAAAAGAAGACGAAAAAAAGAAAAAGAATAAGATTGTCCTAAAAAATACAGCAGGTGATGAAATGGACAATCTTGATTATTTCTATTCAACCACCGGTAAAGATACAGCTCCTGCTTTTTTCACAGGTGTTTGTGGAAAACCAGTTGACCGTGAGGAATTGATTGCAGTCTTTAATAAGATTTTCAAACTAAAAGATGGAATTCTTTTCTATAAGGCAGGTGATAAGGAAGTTTATATTATAATAGTTCCCTTGAAGCACGCATCAACTGTTGGTGCATCACACAATTCAGTTGATGGAGAATTTCAAAAACATGCGATTTCTTTCATCACAGAAGGTTCAGTTAATTTGGATACTCTCCGAAATAAATTGACTCGGGTCGCAAGTACAATAAAGATTTCAACAGAGTAGTCTTAATAGACTCTTGTGTTATTTATCGTAAAGTATTATTATTAGTATAACCATCGTCACCACCCACGATACGGGTAGGAAAACTATATGGAACCAAAAGATGAAATAACAGTCGATGCTGATGAGGCTGCTCTTGATAAAGAACTAGCTGATTCCATCGCATCTGTCCAAGCTGGAAAGCCTTTAGCACCTGAAGTGCCTGAGGCACCTGAAGTAAAAACGGAGGATACTCCGGAAGCACCTAAGGAGGAGCAGACCAGCGTTGCTCCAATTGATGAAACTGAGGATAAGGGATATGAGTTTCGCATACCAAACAAAGGGAAATTTGAATCTGACGAGTCATTTGAGAAGCGAATTGAACTTCTTGACCTCGTAAAGAGGCGAAAATCAGCCATTACTCCTGAGCAAAAACAGTCTCTTTCTGAACAAATTCAAACCACTAAAGGTCAACTAAAAAACCTTAATGGTAATGAAAAAATTATTAATCCACTTAATCCGGTGGAAAATACCGTTCAGCCTGAAGAAGACCCAAGTGTCAAAGCTGACCGAGAACGATTAAAAGAACTCGGTGGAGTCACTAAAGAGGACATTCAAGAAATTATCGCTGACCGAGAAACAACTGCGAACGTAAAAAATACTCTTGATAGTTTTGTTCAAAGACATCCAGAATTAAAGGATGCTGATGTGCGAGAAGTATTCTTCGACTTTGTTGATTCTAATTATAATTGGAATGGCAAACAAGGGAAAGAACTCATGACAGTTCTGGAACTAGCTCGAGAAAACATGTTCAAGCCATCTGAAACAATTCAAGAAAGAGTTTTGAAGGGAGCAAATGTTCAGGAAAAAATCAACGCAATGCAGTTCCCTGGTGGAACTATTGCGAAAAGCGGTTATTCTCCAGAAATGCGTAAGTCCATTGATGAACTTAAAGCTGCTGGTATGTCTGAAGAGAAAGCTCTGGAACTTCTATCGGATGAATAGTATTGACCACCTTAATATAATATGTCATTTATACAAGCATATATAAAGAACCCAACACGTTCTATCTCTATGCAGAATAAGGCTTCAGCAACAGTAACAACATCCGGCAATGTCTTAGACTTGACGGCTGGTCTTGCTGTAGCAGCAACTTCTGCCTCAACAAGAGATACAATAATTGGTGTCTCTAATCAAACAATCTCAGCTGCTGATGCACTTACACAAGTGCCATTACTTGATTTGTTTGATCAAGACCTTTGGGTTGCAGATTCTACAAATAACTCTGATGCAACTCATAACGGTCAGGCAATGATTCTTGGTGCAAATGCAGGAATCGTGAACAACACTGGAACAACCAGTGCTGTAGGTGTCGTTGTCCAGGTCGGGACAAAAGGTGTAGCCGCTGACAAGAAAATTCTTGTTAAGTTCATCAGTGTTTAATTAACAGCTTAATTTTTAATAAAATATTTTTATGGTAGGAACAATAAATGATTACGCTGTTATAGTAAACAACGTACTAAAGACAATCGCTCCGAAAGTATCGCCAACAGTTCGTGAGGAATACCTAGATTTCATGCACAAAGTAGTTGATAGTCAAAGAATCTACTCTGATACAGGAGTCACAGGTCTTGGAATGGCTGAAATTATTCCAGATGGTGGAGTTGGAGCATCTGATGCACCAATTCAAGGTTTTTCAAAGAACTACACACAGATGCACTTTACAAAGAAAGTAAGATTGACATTCCAGTCAAACTTCTTCCTTTTCGAAGGTTCAGCTGCTAAAATAAAAGGAACAGTAAAGCAAAAAGTTCTTGATGGTAAAAATGCAATTACACATGCAAAAAACTATCTTTCACAATCTTTACTTGCTCAAGGATTCACTACTTCATTCACATGGACACCTATTAATGCAGTTGGTATTGCAACTCCAATTTCAACTCTAGGTGCTGATGCTGTTGAGTACTGGTCACAAGTTCACCCTATGGAAGATGGTGGTGCTGCTTGGTCTAACGTAATTGTTGATGGTGGAACATCATCTCCTCAATTCACTTACTCTTCTCTATTGGCAGCTCGAAGACAGCAATCTTTGAAAAAGGATGGTCGTTCTATGCCACTTATGTCTCAACTTGATACTCTTGTAGTTCGAGCTGGGTCAACAAGTGCTCAGTACGCTAAAACTATCAAAGGTACTATTGATAAAGGTCTTGCTCCTCAACAGACAAACCTATTTAATAACGCTCCTGCTACAGATACATTCAAGATTATAGAACTTTCTCCTTACGAGAATCTTGCTATGACTGGTCTTGCATGGGGTATGTTTGATTCAAAAATGATGACAGAAGATTACGGATTCCTATACATCGAAGCACTTCCAACTAGAGCAGAACCTGCTGTTGTTGACTTGCTAGGTAACCAGGACCTTGTATTGAACTTCAACTGTCTTTCAGTTATGGGTGCTTCTGACCTTAGAGGTTGGATGTGGTCAGCTGGAGATGGGTCAACTGTTTAGTCAACTCACTGAGTACCTGAGAAATCGGGTACTCAACTGAGGGGATTATTAAAATAATTACAACATAAAACTAAAATGTTACAAGATGCACATACCAGAAAAATATCGCAACCAATAAACATAGCTCCTGTCGGTAATACAATTGTCATTGCTGCAAAAACAGATGCATGGATTTATATTCATGAACTGATCGGGGACTTATCATCAGCAGGTACTCTTAGTATTTATGCAGGAACTACAGAACTTGCTAACTTTGCTCTTGCTGACGGTCAAGGTATTACTGAACAAGATGAGCCGGGAGAAGATAATCGTCCACGTTTTGAATGTAAGCCTGGAGAATCTTTTAATATAACTTGTACTGGAGGTAATTTTATTGGAGCAGTTCATTATTCATATCGTTACTAAAAAACATGAACCCACTTCTCCCAGAACAACAAAAACAAATTGATTCATGGGTTAGTCAGAGGGATTCTATACTCCTTGATATTTCTATTAAACGAGAGGAAAGTGCTAAATTAATTGAAAGAAATAAGGAACTAGCCTCATCTAACACTGAAATTGCTGATAAAATTCAACAATCTGAAGGTCGTCTAATTGAATTATCTAAAAAAGAAACGGAAATGGCTGGTTTTACCACTATAGAAAATTCTGAATTAAAAACTGAAAAATCAAAACTCGAAGAAGAAGTTTATAGATTGAAAATAAGTGAATCACATTTAATTTTAAGAAAAGAGGAACTTAATGCAGATATAGAAGCTATTACAAAAATCCACGGTTCAGTCTTTAAACATGTTGGGGTAATAGAACAAATTGTTGGAGAGACTGTTAAAATTAATTCTCAAAATGCTAGAGAGATTAAAAACATATTAGTAGAAGCTGGAAATGAACTGATAAAAATAATTGAAGTTGCTGAAAAAAATGTTGAAGTAACTAATAGAGCTATAGTAGAAATTCCACAAATTATATTAGATTTGCATAAAAGTGTATTAGAAAGACGAATTATTAATAAGCGTAAAATTATATAATTATGTCATATCTCGCAAACACAGCTGGAAATCCGAATGATTTAGGATATTTTGCAACACAAGCAGCTTTAGTTTCTGCTTATCCTATTGCTGTACCTGGAGCTTTTGCTGTTGTGGGGTTTACTGACACTATTTGGGTTTGGGATGAAGATACAATGACATGGGTTGACTCTGGACAGTCCGCACCTATTGGACCGACAGGATATACTGGCTACACAGGTTACACTGGAGCAGGTACAACTGGTTATACTGGCTACACTGGAGCTGGAAACTTCACAGGATTTACTGGATATACTGGTACAACTGGATACACTGGCTATACCGGTGCCGGAGCATTTACTGGATACACAGGATATACTGGTACAACTGGATACACTGGCTATACCGGTGCCGGAGCATTTACAGGTCCAACAGGTCCAACAGGTCCAACAGGTTTTACTGGCTATACAGGATCCACTGGAGCTGGAGCATTTACTGGTTATACTGGTTATACTGGTACAACTGGATTTACTGGCTATACAGGATACACTGGAGCTGGAGCATTTACTGGTTATACTGGTTATACTGGTACAACTGGATTTACTGGTTATACTGGCTACACTGGACCAGAATCAGTGACACCATCTAATACTGTTACCCTTACAAATAAAAGAAACCAGCCTCGTACAAACTCAACAACAACAGCGGCGACTCTTGCTCCAAGTCTTGCTACAGCCAATGTTTACTACAGAACAACTCAAACAGAAACACTTACAATTTCCGCACCGATAGGAACTCCTATAATCGGAGAGACAATCTCAATCTATGTAGATAGTGTCGCAGCTCAAACACTGACAATCAATGCAACCTACAAAGCGTTTGGTTCTGCGTTTCCTGCGACAACAACAGCAGGTAAGACATTTTTGATGGTCTGTCAATTTAACGGCACAGATTGGAAAACAACACATGCCTCAGCAATATAAATATGAAAACAATTCTTAACTACATAATATAATGGCAATAGCAAGAGATGCAACAAGTAGTAGTACAACATCAGGATGGAGTAACTTAGGAACAAGTTATAGCCTTTCTCATACTTGTGCGGCTAGTTCAGTTCTCGTTGTCTATGTAGAAACAGGCTCAGTTGCTGATGTGGTTACTGGTGTTACTTACAACGGTGTAGCAATGACACAGATTAAAAAACAAGCCCGTAGCGATAG